CTGGGAAAAACGAGATAACACAAGTAACTAATACACCATCTGATTTAATCAAACTAGCTATATCCGGTGGTGCGGATCTTGAAAAGTTAGAAAAACTACTGATTCTTCAAGAACGTTATGAGTATAACGAATCTAAGAAAGCCTACAACGAGGCAATGGCTGCCTTTAAAGCTGACCCCCCACAGATAGATAAAGATAGAAGCGTGTCTTTTGGATCTGGCAAAGCAGCCTACAAACACGCCTCTTTATACAACGTGACACAGAAGATTAGCTCTGCCCTATCTAAACACGGGTTATCTGCTTCTTGGTCTGTTAAACAAGAGGGAGCTATTTCTGTAACCTGCAAAATTACGCATATAAAGGGCTACAGCGAAGAAACAACAATCAGCGCACCATCTGATACATCAGGGTCTAAAAACGCAATACAGGCCATAGGATCGACAATTACGTACCTTGAGAGGTATGGGTTACTGGCTTTGTGTGGTCTTGCTACATTTGATTCGGATACGGACGCGGTAGTAGTAGAGGTTATTGATGATAGCCAAGTAAGCGGCCTTTTAGACATGATCGCAGACAAAGAAATAAACATCTCTAAATTCTGTGAATACCTAAAAGTAGATAGTTTGGAAAAACTACCAAAGGCAAAATATCAACAGGCTCTCACAGCAATCCAAATGAAGAAAGGCAAATAATGAATCACAAAAATGAATTTTTTTTAACAATAGGCGCAGTTGTATTTGTTTTTATTTTACTCATTATTTGTATGATATTTGTTGACTTAAAACAAGCAGAAACAGACGCACGGTTATTTAATGAAGTATATAAAACCAATTATACAACCAGTGATTTTTACTGGTCAGGCCGAACAATTAGGAGATACTTAACAAAAGGCCCACAAACCACAAATAATATTAATTTCGGAGTTGAATAAAAATGATAACCCTAGACCTAGAACAAGGCTCACAGGAGTGGTTTCAGGCACGGCTTGGAATCCCCACAGCCAGTAACTTCGATAAGATTGTTACATCAAAAGGGGAGAGTTCAAAACAAGCTGAAAAATATATGTACCAGTTAGCGGCTGAGAGAATAACCGGCTACCCAGAAGAAGGTTATAAAAACGATGCGATGTTAAGAGGTATTGCTTTAGAAAATGAAGCCAAACAGCTCTATGAAATGACAACAGGTGAGGTCATTCAAAAGGTAGGAATCTGTTATCCGGACGAGAAGAAACTATTTTCTTGTTCTCCAGATGGTCTTATTGGAGAGCATGGATTACTAGAAATTAAGTGTCCGCAGTCTTACGCAGCTGTTGGATATTTATTGGATGGAGGTTTGCCTTCCGAATATGTTCAGCAGGTGCAAGGTCAGTTACTTGTGACAGAAAGGCAATGGGTAGATTTTATGGTGTATTACCCAGGTCTTAAACCATTAATCGTTAAGGTTTATAAGGATTTGAGATTTGCCATGTTGCTTGATGCGACTCTTAAAGACTTCTGTAAAGAACTCGATAAAATAACGGAGAAACTAAAATGATTACCTACATTTTAATCATCTGGTTCGCTAATACGGGTGTTACATCAATAGATGGTTTTAAACATTTGAATGATTGTCTTGAAGCGCAAGAATCGCTCGTTAGAAATTCAACAGCTCAAAATGTTCATTCATTTTGTGTGGAGGTAAAAAGATGACAAATATTTGCAGCCGCATATCGTACGACGAAATAAAATCAAATGGTTATTTAGGAAAAAGACAGGCCCTTTATTTATCCATATTTACGGAGAATGAGGAGCTAACCCATTATCAGGCTACTAAAAAAGTATTTGAGATTTACGGTGTGAGTATGCCGCAAAGAAACGGAAGAATAGCAGAGCTTGAAGCAATGGGTCTATTAGTAAAAACAGACCAAGTTAAATGTGAAAAAACTGGTCACATTGTGAATAGATGGATATGGACTGGACGCATTAAGCCATTAGAATTTAAAAACGATTATGTGACCTGTAATCATTGTCAAGGAAAAGGAAAAGTATTAAAAAAAGTTTATTCAGAAAAACCTAAAAAAGATTTGTTTGATAATTAAAGTTTAAACCGTTGCCCAGCACAGGACGTGCAAAGCGTAAAAAGACCTTGAGTAAGTCTTAGCGGTTAAAGGAGAAAATAATGTGGTGTTGGCATAAATGGTGTAAGTGGTCGGATTGGAAAAAAGGTATTGCTGTAAATATTTATGGATATGAAAAAGAGGTTCTGAGGCAAGAAAAAACTTGCGAGAAGTGTGGGAAGAAAGAATTTGGTAAGTCTTTTTTTCTCAGTTAAGTTTGTAAAGAATGACCTATGGGATGACACCCTGACGCATAAGGCTCAAATAAAGGGTCGCGTTAATAGCGTTACCCTCGATGTTGGTAATGGCGTTGCCGTAAGATGAGGGTCTTTATGGCTCGGTTCGGTCAACGGCTAGGTCAGCTAAGTTTGTGGATGAAGTACGGCTATCTAACTGTATCAATGACGATTGATAAGTAGAAGCAGGTTCGAGACCTGCCATCCATTTAAGTTTAAAAAAGGAGAGAGAGATGAATATATACAAGTCAGAAAATAGTGAAGTCTACTGTACTAAAGAAGCCCATGATTATTCTTTAGATTTTTTAACAGACAATTCAGCAAAAAGGATTGATATTTCATTCCAAGATGGGCCAGCTAAAGATTTTGGTCGTAATGGCTGGCAGAACGAAGAAATAATAGCAATTCTAGTAGACAGAATTAAGAATTTAAATACAACATTTCCTTGCAGAGAAAATTCTGTCGCAATCACAAAGCTAGAAGAAGCTCTTATGTGGCTTGAGAAAAGAACGAATGATAGAAAAGCTCGCGGAGTCGAAGGTCAGAATTTAATTTAAAGTGTTGGCGATGTGACCATCGTCACGGGAGGCTTTCGTAGAAGTTGAAGTGTATGGAGGTTCCAGCCTCAAAATTTCTACATAAATATTAGGGTTGTTAGTGTAAAGGCTGCACGCATGCCTGTAGAGCATCAAGACTAGGTTCGATTCCTAGACAACCCAGTTTAAAAAAGGAGAGAGAGATGGAAAACTTTTGGGAGAATTGGTGTAATTTTGTGAGTAGGGTATTTCAAAAATGAGTGACTATTGCACTTGTGGAGGAGCAACTGATAGACATGGATACTGTAAATACTGCAAGAAGGTATCGAAGTTAACAGCTAAATCTTATGAAGATTTTAAGAAAGCTACTATTAATGCCCAAAAAAAGGAACTAGAATCCAAATGAATACACCATCAGAGAAGAGTTTAGAGAAGTCTAAGAAGATTATAGAAGATGCTTACTTAACCTGTGAAGAGGGCGATGTAATTATTGCTATCACTGAAAGAGGACTTAGAGAATCTATAGGCATAGCCCTTGATACTGCTCGTAGAGAGGCTTACGAGGAATGTTTGAATATAGCTCATTATAATTCTTGGTCAGTTCAAGATTTGGATGAAGAAAAGTCTGGCTACAATAAAGCCTGTGATGACTTAATTAAAGAAATCAGAGAAAGAATCAATCTTAACAAGTGAGGGGTTATGAAGCATGAATCTTTTACAAGTAATGACCGAGAGATTTGGAGAGAGAAACCAGGAGATTATTATTCTGATTCAATCCATGTTACCGAATCAGGTGGAATTGGTATCAACTGTGGCGGTCATGTAATTGTTGCACCTGTCCGTATGTGGCATGAGGCAGGGAATAAGATTATGGCCGTTAATCCTAAGCTTCCAGATTGGCGTAAGAAACTTGCATACAAACTTCTTGAATGGAAACTTTAACCAAATAATCTTAACAAGTAATTAGGAGATATAAAGTTATGAGCATTCCTCAAATGTCCCCATATCGTAATATGGCTCATCTACAAAAGCATTTTTATAGGTTAATGGTAGCCGCAAAGAGCGTTTTAGAAATTCACACAAATGCTCCAATTGTTAAGAATGACCCAAATAATCCTTATGAATCCAATAGAAAATTGGTAGTTGAAGTTCACAATAGATATGAGCGTTTAAAAGAATGTATTAAAAACATAGAGGCTATGGAGGAAAATCCATGATGGAAAAGACTTTTACAGAAAAGTTGACAGAGATTGTTTGGGGTGAAGGTGAACTTAGCCCAACTAATAAAGAATTGATAGATGAAATCAAAGAACTCATTAAGACGATTGTTCCAAAAGAGTTTGTGCCTAGAGGTTGCATAGAAAATGATGAGGCTGGTGGTTTTAATGATTGCCGAGAAGAAATCTTAAAGGCTTTGGAGGAATAGATGGTAATCCCAAGATTTGACCTGATGAGCATATTTGGAGTTGCCCAATGCCCAACGTGTGATGATTCAAAGATGGTTTATACAGTGACAGGCACTTTCTGCACAAAAACTGAAGAAGAAATTTGCCGAGAGAAACTTTATGGGGAATTGGAGGAATAGATGAACGAATTGTTGGTTAAATTTAATCCCTATCCTAACTTGATAAAGAGAGAAGAGCTTGATTGTGTAAAAGGATTTAA